AACAGAATTGTTAGGACTTAAATGGAATAGTGAAACTTATAGTTATATAAAGGAGGAGAAATGATTGATGTATCACAAGCAACACTAGATGTTATTGAAGCTATTAGAAGAAAGAGACCTGTAAAATTTACTTACATGGAACGTGAAAGAATAATAACTCCGACTGGTTTTTATGGAGACTTTTATGGTTTTGAAGGAACATTTGCAGGAGAGAATGACCAAACAGAATACAGAAAGTTTTCATTTGACAAAGTAGAAGATTGGGAAGGAGTAGTATTACCATACAAAGTCTTTGTCGAAGTTAATATGTATGGATATCCCACAGATGATGAGGTTAGAGATTATCTTGAGCCGATAGCAGATGGGATGGAACCGTTAGTCTATACAGTTAAACCAACAACAGAACTATGAACATATTTTATTTTAATGAATGTCCGATCAAATCAGCAGAAGATCAACCTGATAAGATGCTAGTGAAGATGCCATTGGAAACAGCACAGATGTTATGCACAGCTCATAGAGAGCTTGATGGTGACGAGTATGCTGATGCTAATGGTTTATATAAACGAGCATATTGGAATCACCCATGTACTATATGGGCTAGAGAAGCTAGTGGTAACTACGAGTGGTTATATCAACACTTCCTTGCTCTAGCCTTTGAGTACACATATAGGTATGGTAAGCAACACGCAAGCTATGTCAAGTTACACAAAGCATTAGCTAAATGCCCTGACAATATAACACAAGGTAAAATGACTAAGCTTGCACAAGCTATGCCTGATGAATACAAACATCCGGACCCTATCGTTGCTTACAGAACTTATGTGGTCAATGAAAAGCATTACGCTAAGTGGGAGAAAGGTAGAGCTAAACCTAAATGGTGGTCACATGACAGAGTATGATGTTCGTAAGTTGTATGAACAACAGCAGGAACATGATAGAATAACTGCTCTCCATGCTAATCATGGAGTATTGACAGTTCACTACGCAGATGGTACATTAGAGGTTTACAAGAAAAGAAAGTTCTTGAAAGGCTTAAAAAAAATAAGGAGTAGAAATGAGAGAGTTTTATAGGCTTACAAAATCTGAGTACGAAGAGTGGAATAACTTTTGCACAGATAACTACAAAGAAATATACGAGAACAAGGATGGACATATGGTACATTATATGCCTACATCTGATAGCTTTCATGTGTACATAGATGCAAATGAACAATCAGGTATGCAAAACTTTTTAGAAAAATTACTTGCATACGAAAATTAAACATGGTAGAATGGGTACAAACACAATGAGTAACCAATGTATAAAGCCCTCTATCTCCAATAAAAGAAAGTTGGTTCGATATAATGGGACTTCGGGAGTAGTTCGCTCAAAACTCTCACAGTTTTTAAAGAATTTAATTAGCAATAAAAGGAGGTAAATTATATGGCTATATTAAATGGCATTGCCAAATGGGCAAGCATCACGACTCCAAACACAAAGTTTGAGCCAGTCTATACTCTTGATCTTATTGTAGAGCAAGATGTTGCAGACGACTTTGCATCTAGGGGTCATAAAATAAAACAGCACGATGAAGGTCCTGCTGTCGTGATCAAGAGGAAAGTGAATGGTCCTAATGGAATGATTAGACCTGCACCTAGATTACTTGACAACGATAAGCAAGAAGTTAATCTTGCTGTCGGTAATGGCTCGAAGGTACGTGTTCAATATAACGAGTACAGTGGTGAAGGTAAGTATGGTCCTTACACCGGATTGGATTTACAAGCTGTACAAGTGATTGATCTTGTGCCTTACAAGAACGGTGATGGTGATGAGTTTTTCACCGATGGTGAGGAGTTTTAATTATGAATGACCAAGTTATGAATGATGAAAAACCTTTTATTACTATTGATGATGTACAGATTAACGTAGAGGACTTACCTGAAGAAGGTCAAGGTATCTTCGGTAGACTGCAACGATTGAATCAGAAGAAAGTAAATCTTACATTGGACTTAGAAGAAGTTCAGGCAGGGATTAACTTTTTCTCTAACCGAATCGTTGAGATCGTTAATGGTGATGTTCCGTCAGAAGAAGAACCAAAAGATTCTGACGATTCTTAAATACGTGGCTAGGCTTTTCGGAGTCTAGCCATTTTTACAAGGAGATAGAATGGAAAGCGTACAAAGTAAATTTGTCAAACATAAATTACCCTGTCCTAAATGTGGAGGTTCGGACCCTGTATCTTTGAATGAAGATGGTTCAGCACATTGCTTTAGTTGTAATACACATTTTTCCAATTATGATAATGCAGAGGAGGGTAAGATTGTGGACATAGACAATAAACCTAAAAATACTTTTTTAGATTCTTATACTGGTGTCTTCGGACCGTTGAATGATAGGAACATTTCTGAGGAAACAGCTCGGAAGTTTGGAGTTCGTAGAGTCAACAATCCAGATGGTAGTATTAAAGAACACATCTACCCATACTTTAATGGTAATGAAGTAGTTGGTACTAAGACAAGGTACATATCTAATAAAGGCTTCATCACGTCAGGTACATATGAAGGTACAGGATTGTTTGGTGAGCAACTGTTTAGAAATACTGGAGGTAAGTATCTAACTATTACAGAGGGTGAATGTGATGCAATGGCAGCTTATGAATTGATGCAATCTAAGTGGGCTTGTGTATCTTTAAAACGTGGAGCAGCAGGTGCTGTCAAAGATATACGGGAAAGCATAGAGTTTGTAGAATCATTTGATAATGTTGTGCTTTGCTTTGATAATGATAAAGCAGGACGGGAAGCCGCAAGGAATGTAGCTCGTATTTTAAAACCCGGAAAGGCTAAGATCATGACGTTCCCTAACGGATATAAAGATGCGAATGATATGTTGAGACAGAAGAAGTTTCAAGATTTCATGTCTTCATGGTGGGAAGCTAAGACATATACTCCCTCAGGTATTATGGAGTTATCTTCTAAGAAGAGTGACTGGCTACATCGAGAAGAAAAAGAAAGCATTGCTTATCCTTGGGAAGGACTAAACAAAAAACTATATGGTCTTCGAAAAGGAGAGCTAGTTACTCTGACTGGTGGTACAGGACTTGGTAAGTCTAGTGTGACTCGTGAGCTTGAACATTGGCTCATCAAACATACAGATGATAACGTAGGTATTGTAGCTCTTGAAGAGAACTGGTTACGTACTGCTGATGGTATCATATCTATTGAAGCAAACGATAGAATATACTTAACAGAAAAACGTAAGAACTATTCCGAAGAAGACTTGGTAAAGTTATTTGATAAAGTCATACCGGAAGGTCGAGTGTTTATCCATGCTCACTTAGGAGCAACCGATATTGAAGAAATATTTTCTAAGCTTAGATATATTATCGTAGGTTGTGAATGTAAGTGGGTGGTGGTAGATCACTTACACATGTTGGTCAACGTATTATCCGAAGGTGATGAACGCAGAGGAATTGATATGTTGATGAACAGATTACGTAGTCTTGTCGAAGAAACAGGAGTAGGTATGATATTGGTATCTCATTTACGTAGAGCTAGTGGTGATCGAGGACATGAGAATGGTGTAGAGGTTTCTCTCAGCCACCTCAAAGGTTCTCAAGGTATAGCTCAACTATCTGACTGTGTGATTGCTCTTGAAAGAAATCAACAAGCTGAAGATGAAGATGAAGCTAATACTACGAAAGTTCGTGTACTTAAATCTAGGTATACAGGGGATACTGGATTAGCTTGTAGCTTGCGTTATAACAGTGAGACTGGTAGACTATTCGAAGTAACCGAGGAGGAGACATTTGATTATGAACAATTCTAAAGTAATATTTGATATCGAAGGTAATGGTTTACAGCCTACCGTTATACATTGTCTAGTTGCAAAAGAGTTAGATGGTAAAATTTATAAGTATGGTCCAGATAAAATTGAAGAAGGTATCGCATTCTTGAATGAAGCTGATACTCTAATTGGACACAACATACTGAGTTATGATATACCAGTAATTCAAAAGCTATATGGTGTTGATCTATCTGATAAAGATATTGAAGATACTTTAGTAATGTCTCGTCTGTTTAATCCTATCAGAGAAAATGGACACAGTTTAAAGACATGGGGTTATCGTGTTAACTTCTTTAAACAAGAACAACCCGAAGACTTTGAGGTCTTTACTCCGGAAATGTTGGAGTACTGTTGTCATGATGTAAGACTAAATGAGTTAGTCTATCATGCACTTCTAAAAGAACAACAAGGATTTAGTGAAGAGTCTGTAGCTTTAGAACATAAAGTAGCTAAAGTTATGATTGATCAAGAGAACAATGGATTTAAGTTTGACGAAAAGCAAGCAACTCTATTGTTAGCTGAACTTAAAACTAGAATGAATGAAGTTACAGATGAAGTGCAGAAAACATTTAAACCAAGGATGGTTGATATCAAACGAGTCATACCGAAACTGAAGAAGGATGGTGAGTTATCTAAGTCTGGACTCAGAGCTGATGAATATGAAAGATGTATATCAACTGGAAACTATGAACCATTTATGCGACAAGAGTTGCAAGAGTTTAATCTTGGTTCTCGGAAACAAATCGGTGAGTATCTAATTGATTTTGGATGGAAGCCTGAACGGTTCACACCTACTGGTCAGCCTATTGTAGATGAAGGTACTCTTAAAAAGATTGAACACATCAGAGAAGCCAAGCTGATTGCTGACTTCTTGTTGTATCAAAAACGTATAGCTCAAGTTCAGTCATGGCTTGATGCAGTAGAGGAAGATGGTAGAGTTCATGGGTCAGTAATACCTAACGGTACAATCACTGGTCGTATGTCTCACAACCATCCAAACGTGGCTCAAGTGCCTTCAATCAGCAGTCCTTATGGTCAAGAATGTAGAGCCTGTTGGACTGTTGATGAAGGTAATGTTTTACTAGGAGTTGATGCTTCAGGATTAGAACTGAGGATGTTAGCTCATTATATGAATGACGAGGAGTATGTAAATGAAGTTGTCAACGGAGACATTCACACAACTAATCAACAACTTGCAGGACTTGAATCAAGAGATCAGGCTAAGACATTCATCTATGCACTCGTGTACGGAGCAGGAGATGAAAAGATTGGCAAAATCAGTGGAGGAACTAGAAAGCATGGCTCTCAACTTAGAAAGCGTTTCCTCGATAATCTACCTGCACTTAAAAAACTTAAGGATAGAGTGCAACAGGCTTCTAGACGAGGATACCTCAAAGGATTAGATGGTCGTAAAATTTATGTTAGAAGTGAACATGCAGCATTAAATACTTTACTGCAAGGTGGTGGTGCTATTGTAATGAAGAAAGGTCTAGTATTATTAGAGGACCTATTACAACTAAATGCTATCTCTTATAAGTTTGTAGCTAACATACATGATGAATGGCAGATAGAAGTACCGGAGGACGTTGCTAATTTTGTTGGAGAACGAGCAGTTGAAAGTTTAATTAAAGCCGGACAGCATTTTAAGATGCGTTGTCCTTTAGATGGTGAATATAAAATAGGAGGTGATTGGAGTGAAACACACTAACGATTTAAGTAGAAAAGGTGATCTAGCTGAATATTATGCAGTCACTTGGTTATGGGATAATGGATATGAAGTCTTTCAGAACTCAGGATGTACTGGTCCAATCGATATGATTGCAATGAAGGATGGAAATACCACTTTTGTAGATGTAAAGACTATGCAGAAAGATAAAGATGGTCCAAACTACAGAGGTAAAATGGGTAGGACAGATGAGCAAAAAGAATTAAATGTAAAGTTTTTATTATTTAATCCTGAAACTCGTAAATTAAGGTGGTCAAAACATAGGGAGAATACAAGTGACTAAAAAGAAAAAGCTTGATACAGTAGTTCAAGATATCTACGATACAGTAGCTATACTAGGACGTGGTGAACCATTAGAGGTTACGGAAGAACAGTTAGATCAATATGCAGAGTTTATGAAAGAAGCTCTCAAAGATTGGCTAACTCCTCGTGCAAATAAAAAACCTACTTTAAGAATGTCAAACGTAGGTAAACCATCAAGACAATTATGGTACGATCTTAAATCTGATAGAGAACCTATCGGTATTAAACCTGAAACCATGATTAAGTTTTTATATGGTCACATACTTGAAAGAGTTGTATTGTTCTTAACAGAACTTGCCGGACATGAAGTTACCGATGAGCAGAAAGAAGTTAAGGTTAGTGGTGTGCTTGGTCATATGGATTGTAAAATAGATGGTGAAGTTGTAGATATTAAATCTGCATCCGGTTATGCCTTTCAAAAGTTTAAGAATGGAACACTAGCAGATGATGACCCGTTCGGTTACATGTCTCAGATAGCAGGATACGAACATTCAGAGGGTACAGATCAAGGAGGTTTCCTAGCAATCAATAAAGAAAATGGAGAATTAGCTTTATTTAGACCACAAGAACTTGACAAACCGAATATAAAAGCTAAAATAAAAAAGATCAAGTCTCAATTAAAAGCTGAGACTCCTCCCGATAGATGTTACACACCTATTCCAGATGGAGCTTCCGGTAACATGAAGCTTCCTAGAATGTGTACATATTGTCCTCATAAGTTTGAATGCCACAAAGATGCAAATGATGGTAAAGGATTACGTGTGTTTGAATATTCTAAAGGTTTAAACTATCTAACCAAGATTGTTAGAGAACCGAAAGTCAACGAGATAACTCACAAGATGGTGAAATAAATATGAATTATAAATTTAACGAAGAAAATACTATACAACAGATCAAACGATATATAGATCAAACATACGACAGGCATTATGCAAATGGTAAGTACCAAGCAACTGATATGATTATAGATGCAGGACATGGAGAAGGTTTTTGCATAGGTAATATTATGAAGTATGCCATGCGTTATGGTAAAAAGAATGGAAAGAATCAAGGAGATTTGCTAAAGATTATACATTATGCTATAATAGCCATTCACTTGGGAGACATGGAAGATGATTAAAGAATATTTAGGTATTCAAATAGATTACAGTAAGGATAAAAAACTAGACAAGTTTAGTATTGATACTCTTCAGGACCGATATTTTTGGGATGGAGAAACAAGTCCACAAGAAGCTTTTGCAAGAGCTGCAGTTTTTGGAGCTACGTATAAAGGTCATATAAATTTTAATTTAGCACAGAGGTTATATAATTATGCATCCGATCATTGGTTTATGTTTAGTACTCCTATACTTAGCAACGGGGGAACAACTCGTGGCTTACCTATTAGCTGCTTTCTCAATTACGTACCTGATTCGAGGGTTGGTTTATCTGATCACTATGATGAAAACATATGGCTCGCAAGTTCAGGTGGAGGTATCGGTGGATATTGGGGAGATGTTAGGAGTGATGGGGTGTCAACTGGCAACGGTTCTCGTTCTACTGGATCAATCCCGTTTATGCATGTCGTAGACTCTCAAATGCTTGCCTTCAATCAAGGCACTACAAGACGAGGAAGTTATGCAGCTTACTCTGATATATCTCATCCGGAGATCGAAGAGTTTATTAATATGCGTAAATCATCAGGTGGTGATATCAATAGAAAGAATCTTAACTTACACAACGCAGTCAACATAACTAATGAATTCTTAGAAGCTGTTAAGAATGATGATGAATGGAGATTGATAGACCCTAAGACTAATGAGCCTACGAAAGTTATCAGTGCTAGAGAATTATGGATGCGACTATTAGAAGCTCGTGCCGAAACTGGAGAGCCTTATCTTATCAATATTGATACGTGCAACGAAACTCTGCCCAAACAACAAAAAGAATTAGGATTAAAAATTAATCAAAGTAATTTATGTTCTGAGATTACACTGCCTACCAACGAAGAACGAACTGCTGTTTGTTGTCTTTCAAGTGTAAACTTAGAATATTATGATAAATGGAAAAACAATCCGGAGTTCATAAATGATTTAATAACAATGCTCGATAATGTATTAGAACATTTTATTAGTGATATTGTATACACAGAAAAGCTTGGTGGTTACACTGCAAATTTTAAGAGGTTTAAAAGTTATGTTAAAGAAGGTAAAGAAGGTTTGGTCAAGGCTGCATACTCAGCATACAGAGAACGCTCAGTTGGATTGGGTGCAATGGGATTTCACGCCTACCTCCAGAGTAAAGGATTATCTTTTCAAGGTCTACAACAAACTGGAATTAACAATGCAATATTTAAACATATCAAAACCAAAGCTATACAAGCTACTGAACTACTTGCTGAAGAACGGGGTGAAGCTCCTGATATACATGGTAGCAATAAGCGTAACTCTCATCTCTTGGCTGTTGCTCCTAATGCCAGTAGTAGTATTATATGTGGTGGCACTTCCCCTAGCATTGAACCATATCGTGCTAACGTATATACGCACAAAACTTTATCGGGTAACTACAAAGTTAAAAATAAATTTTTAGAAAAGCTTCTTAAAAAGAAAGGACTAAGTGCCGAAGAAAGAGAAAAGGTTTGGAAAGATATTTCAAATGAAAGAGGTTCTATACAAAATATTAAAATATTTAAAAAAGAAGAAAAAGAAATATTTAAAACAGCAGATGAGATAAATCAATTACATTTAGTAGAACATGCAAAGATAAGACAAGAGTATATTTGTCAAAGTCAAAGTGTTAATCTGTTTTTTGTACCACCAAAGGCTACAGAGTCTCAAGAAGTACATGATGAGTTTTTACAATACTTAAATGATGTACATTGGTATGCTATGCATAATTTAAAATCACTGTACTATCTAAGATCAGATGCAGCTAAGTCTGCTGAGAATGTTAACATGAAAATACAAAGAATAAACTTAGAGGACACAGAATGTATAAGCTGTGAAGGATAACAATATGGAAGATAAATATAACACTATGTACGAAGATAGATTTGATGCTTTACAAAAGAAGTATGAAGCTGAAATAGCTATTGCTAAATCAGAATTGAAAACTTATTTTGAGCTAGGAATGGGAGTAGCTGAACATCCACATATAATCGAGTCAATGGATTTATTAATGGACAAGATGGCTACAGCACAAGAGAAACTGGATTTATTACTTAAGGAGTTTTAAATGGCAGACGATACCTTTCGTCAGTTTTGTACTCGAATGTGGTTAGATTACTGTGATGAAAATTCATCCTTTGGTTCGACTATATTAAGTCAAGACGAGTATATAAAAGAATATAATCAATGGCTACTACAGCAATATGCTAGTCATAAAAATGGAGAATAAATGAGCTTATTAGGAACACAAAATTATTTTAAACCATTCGAGCATCCTTGGATGTTTGACTATTGGGATTTACAACAACAGATGCATTGGATACCAAACGATGTACCACTAAACACAGATGTAAAAGACTGGAACAATCACCTGTCAGATGAAGAACGCAATCTAGTTAAACAAATCTTTAGATTGTTTACACAGTCAGATGTAGATGTTGGTTCAGCTTACATCCATAAATACATGAAGTTGTTTCGTAAACCCGAAGCACAGTTGATGATGTCAGCTTTTGCAAATATGGAAGGCATACATCAGGTAGCTTATAGTCAACTATTAGAAACTATTGGTATGCCTGACAAAGAGTACAAAGCATTTGCAGAGTACGAAGAAATGGCTAACAAACATGAATACCTTTTAGACTTCAAACCTACAAGAAACAACAAAAGAGAAATAGCTAAAGCTTTGGCAGTCTATTCTGCTTTTACAGAAGGATTGCAGTTGTTTAGTAGCTTTGCAATCTTGTTAAACTTTCCTAGATATGGTAAGATGAAAGGTATGGGTCAGATTGTAACGTACTCTATACGTGATGAGTCTTTACACGTTGAAGCTATGACTAAACTATTTAGAGAGTTTGTCAAAGAAAATCCGGACATCTGGAAAGATGATCTAAAGAAAGAATTGTATGATATCTGCAGAAAGATGGTAGAATTAGAAGATAAGTTTCTTGATTTAGTTTTTGAAATGGGAAACCTTGAAGGCTTGACTAAAGATGAAATGTATGCATATAATAGATACATAGCAGATAGAAGATTGTTACAGCTTGGTCTAAAACCAAACTTTAAACAGAAGGACAATCCGTTAGAATGGATTGATGAAGTAATCGGTGTTGAACATCAAAACTTTTTTGAAGGTAAAGCAACATCATATATGAAAGCAGGGCTGCGAGGAGATCATGGTAAAATAACATTTGCAGGATTAGAAGGATGAAAACAAAACGCAAAGAAGCGAGGTTATTAAGTTATACTCTACTGTATGATAAATCAGGTAAACTTGTCACAGAACGTGTCAGTACTGATGTAGAAAAACTAAAACCTTTTTTCACGGATGAAGAATTTTATACTTTAAAAACTACGTTGCGTAAAGCAACCACAGAATTAGATAAAATACACAATCAAATAGAAGCAGATTTACACTGCAGAATACAATAGGAGAAAAATATGGACTGGTTTGAAAATAAAACTACACAATTAATAGCTTTAGTTAGTATTGTCGGAACTCTTGCAGGGTTTGGATATACTGGTGCTACTTATGTGAACAGACTTGAAAATCTTGAAGCACAGATAGGTGGGATTGGAGATACCGAGACAGCTCAACAAGCTATTGAAGAAAGGTTTGCATCAATAGAAACATCTGTTGACTATATCAATAAGAGTATTGATGAAGGTATAAACCCATCTTTAAAAACTATTGCTGAATCAGTAAACGGTGATCGTCAAGATATCGTTGCTTTAGAAGCTGAAGTAAGATTCATGCAAGATGAGATTGATAAGATATTAGCAGATAATAAAAATCCTTTAGCAAACTAAAGATTAGGTTGTAGGTTTTGTAATTCTGTTAGTCTATTCAAGCTAACAGTAGCTAACCCTGAGAAAGCTTGAGTATTATCATTGATCATTGCATCAGTATAAATAGCTCGTGGTTCATACCATGTTTCTTGCTGCGGAATACTTAAATCTCGATAAGCATCAAAGCCTACAACGTATCCTAAATAAGCTACAAGAGTTGACTCGTCAGAGTATTGTCCAGTTTCTTGCTGTTCTACTTCTGCTTGGTCCTGTTGCTCTTGAATATTTTGAGATACAATTTGATCAGCAATTTGATCAGCTTCACTAGCTGTCATAACTCCTGAGATAGCTGTATCAATTTCACCTTGCATATCTTGCACTTGTACATCTACCATTGCAACTTGTGGAGTACCATCTAAGTCAGGCATCATATTAATAGTTACACTACCTGAAGAGGTATTTACGTCTGAACTCATAGCCAAAACTTGTTGGTTTTGTACTGATGCTGAGACAACTTGATCAGATATGCTTGGAGAGCTTGTTGTACTTATCCCACCGGTAGATGAAATAGAGGACCCTGAAGACCCACTTACACTAGATGTAACTGCAGATACTCCTGAACTTCTATTCGTTCCACCAGAGCCACGTATGGAGCTAGAAACACTATTCCTAGCAGTCTGTATAGTATTAGCTACAACAGCTAATGCTGACATTCTTACTGAGCTTTTTTGCTCGGTGCTTTCTTCGCTCTCTTCTTCGTTGATTTCTTCGGCTTCGGCAAGAAGTTCTTCACGACTTTCTGTAGTCTCGAAGACTTCATCAGCTTCTTGAACTTCTTCCAGTTCTTCTTCAAACCACTCTTCAATTTCTTCCAACGCTTCAACAAGTTCTTCTTCATCTGTTTCATCATTTCTAAGTTCATCTTCTAATTCCTCTCTTATAATTTCAAATTCAAATACGTCTAATAGTTCAGTTGTATGTGCAAATATTACAGGCTCATCAAGTCTTTCAAAGCTTACTATATATTCTTCTTCAATGACTGGTAGAGCTTCATACGATTCTTCTACAAATATTTCTTCAAAGTATACTTCCTCTTCATAGGGTTCGTCAAACATAACAACAAAGACTTCTTCTTCGTATTGAGGTTCAACAAATACATAATCATCTACCGGTTCTTCATACCATTCTTCTTCAAATAAAATCTCTTCGTAGTATTCTTCTTCCTCATAACCATAATCAAACTCATCTTCTACATAGTAAGCTATGGATTGTTCTTGTTGATAACCGGCACAGAACGGAGCATACTGAGGGTCTTCTGCACATTGTTGGTCGTCATAAGCTTCCCAATAATTAGGACAGCTAGTGTCATACAACGAGTCTATGTCACATTGTTGAGCTAAGTAAGCTGCTGCATAGCCTGAACAACTGCTATTGTTTAATGGGTTACTGCAGTCTATATAGCCTTCACTATATAAAGAACCTCCATTCTCTAAGTTCGTGTTCTTATCCGATGCATTCCAATCATAGTTGTAACAAGTAGCTGTGTTTGTTGTGCCTGTGTTACATTCATCATGGAAATAATACGTATACAGTTGAGAAGAACTTCCTTGTTCTCCTATCAAAACATCATGCTGTATTATATCTAGTGCACCATACCTAAACTCATAGGTGTTGTTGGTCCACAATATGACTTCAAAGCTGTTGTCAGTATTATTTCTATTATATTCTTTTAAATTATACCAACCAAAAACTGCTTTGTCTGAAAAGTTCTTAGCAAGCATTTTAGATTGATTGTCTCTTATCAAGTCTGTCCAAAAAGGAAACAACGTATAATTGTATTGAGGTAAAGGATCCGGAGTGTAATCACCACAATAGTTATTGTAATTAACATTGCCTGTACCTAAACCAAAATGCAAACAACCATTCGTTGCCATACGAGCCGATGTATAGTCGTTTTCGTAAAACTTAAACGTAAAGTCTAGATTAAATGCTGCAGATAACTGGTCGTCACCTGAGTTAAGATTGGTTGTTCCTGTTTGATTTGTAAGGTCAATCAAAGATTGATTGCCTTCATAGATGTATGTAGAGCTTACGAGTGTACTAAAACACAGTAGACTACTGGCTATAAAATTCTTTAGCACAGGTACGTCCTGATTTCTTTTTACCGTTTGAGTTTCGTTGTGTCTTACAGTGTGCTACGTATTTATCTTTTAACTCTTCGTAGTCTGGTCTGTCGTGTTTATTTTCTTTCCAAGCTTGGGCAGCTTCTTTACCTATCTTACCTTGATAAGGACATGGAGTTCCTGCCATTTCCATAGCACTAAAAACTCTTGGGTCTTGACAAAGGATTGAAACAGAAGCTACTTTCATACCAGTATCATAGAGATACTTAGAAAGCTTTAGACGTTCACAGTTCTCATCACGAACTGCCTTCCCTCCTGACAAACCAAAGACCTGCCCCTGAAAAGCACCTGATACTCCTGTGGTACATAAGTCTTGAGAGTAAGACATGATACTAGGAGCAATAGCAGAAGCCGGAGGAGCTTTAGTTTTAACATTCTGATTTATAGTCTGGGTAGAATTTGATTCGTTAATATTTCTGTTAGTATTATCAGATACGGTATTGTTGTTATTGGTATTAGTATTCGTGTTATCAGTCGTGACATTTGACTCTGAAGTAGACTGATTAACGTTGGTGTTGTTTGTGGTACTTGTCGAGTTTGATGTGTTGACATTGGTATTTGTATTATTTGAAGTACTTGTCGTAGTGTTCGTAACATTTTGATCTACACTTGAATTAACTGTACTGGTAGATGTATTGGTATTGACGTTTGTATTTTGATTTGTAGCAGTAGATGTATTTGTATTTACATTCGTATTACTGTTTGTATTTGTACTGGTATTAGTATTCGTATTAGTATTTGTATTGGTATTAGTATTTGTATTTGTATTCGTGGAAGTATTTGTATTAGTATTGGTATTGGTATTAGTGTTAGTATTCGTATTAGTATTTGTGTTTGTATTTGTATTAGTTGTAGTTGTCGTATTTGTAGTCTCTAAACTATTCTGTTCACAATACTGAGAACCTGCTGTACAGTCTCCAGTTTGATCTGAATATAAAACAGCAGTAAATAATGACACCAATAATGTGCCCAACACTTTTTTCATTCTATCTCCAATTTTAAAGTGCACTTTTCCTGTGAAGCTAACAATAGCGTTCGTTAAAATACTTCTTAAGTTTTAGTAGTGGTTAGAAGAAATAGTAGTATCCCGAAACTACTAAGTATACCCAACCAACAATACATATAACGCAGATACCGTCACTCACTGCTTTCAGTTTATTTACACTCCTTTTTATTAAGTTCATTCCATCTTAGGAATTCTTTGGTTTCATAATCCCAAAACAATCCTTTATAATAATTATCGTCTTGAGAGTCTTCTTCTTCGTCTGCGAGTCCGTACCAATTCCAACGTCCGTCCTCGATAACGTCTTTTAATTTCTTTTTCATTAATCTGATTTATGTGATGCTCCAAAATAAAAGCTAATCACTGCCGATGCCAATCCACCTAGATATCCTAAGACTAGGTTTATCAAGGCTTCTGAATTTTGTTCTGGTGGTTGAAGTGTTACAAGAAAGATATAACCCATAAAACCACCAACTACGGATACACCTACAATACGTGCTGTCCAGTCTTTACTAAAAGCTTTTCTAGCATCTTGTGTATCGCCTACTTCTAACTTGAATACATCTACATCAAGCTCTTTCATCTGTAACTCAAAAGCTTGTTCAGCCTTTTTAAGTTCAAGCATCTGTTCAGGTGTAGCTTCTTGTATAGCTTTCTCAATAGCCTTTGGTGTATTCGGTACACCTAAAACATCAGCTATCATATTAGCTGCCATTCCACCCATCGGTCCACCAAGAGCAGTACCTATTGTAGGAGCCACAGCACCTACTAGATTTTTTAACATATCTTTCATTCTTCGTCCTTATATATAACTTCCATTAAGTCTTCAAACATATTTCTAAAATCGTCCAGACTCATGAATGGCATGTCTTGTTTGATTTGATGTAGGCAGTATTGCCTATAACAAGCTTCTAGTTGATCTTCTAAGTACAATATCATTATAATGTCCTATTTCAATTTGTCAATAGCTGTCACAAAATCTTCAACTCTTACCGGTGTTTGTTCTTTCCATTTGGATTGACCGTCCTTTCCAGAACCTGTTGAGACTTGTTTAATTGCTTCATCGTAGTCTTTGTTTTTTAAAGCTCGATAAGCTGATGGGAACTTTGACATCCATCGAGTTCCTAGTTGAAAGTTAACAGAACCTAATGCTATAATAAAGTGTGGGTCTTCAACACCTAACACTTGCATTTGTTGTGCTGCAGCTTCCCAAGCTTGAGCAGCATCTTGATCTAACCACGCATCTCTTTGCTCTTTGGAAACTTCATCTCCAACTTTATAAACTTCACGTTCTCTTTCAGTTAACAAGTGCCCAACACCGCATGTAGGCTTGTTAAGACTGTCAAGATATACGCACTCTTCATTACCTTCCCTAAGTTCAAGGTGCTCTAAAAATTCTTTATACATGTTTTAAGTATACGTAATAAAATCATCGCCTAATTCATAGTCGATTTCTTTAAAACTTCTTACAATTTTCTTTATAGTTTCTTTTCGATAGCCATAGTCCTTTAATAATACTTCGGCTTGTTTAATATTTATTTGTCCATCAAGTAATAAATCATGCACTTCTTTAGCTGAGACATTAAATTCGGAAGATGCTGCAGCTTTTTTTGATCTTGGTTTTAACGTATCTAAATACTTAGAGTCTAAGTAATTTTTACGTAATCTTTTACCACTTCTTGATGCACCTTTAACTGTAGTTGCTAGTGCTTTGGAAATACCACCTAATACATAAGGTTCTCTTAAACCTAAACTTTCTAGTTGTGCTCGTAGTTCCCTGTCTTCGACATCTTGAGCAGCTTCTGACGTAGAATTAAAAGGACGTTTAGTTATTCTACTTTGCATTTCGTCAGGCTCTGATTTTACATTAGGTACATTGGTAACTATTCCACCTTTAGCGTTAAAACTTCTTAACTTAGAGGGTTTTTCATCTGGAGTTCCTCTAGCTAGTCTACGTAATTCTTTTTTAGTACCTTCTCCACCAATTACATCATATAACGCATATCCCGGTAAGTTAGTCACTGCTAGTTCAGTTAAACCTTTACGATATAAAATTCCATCAATAACATCTTGAGGAAAAGGACCTAAAAAAGTTTTAGAAATAGCAGCTATCGGTCCTACATTTCTTTCTTGTTCTGAATCATAACGAGCTGCATAATCCCAAAATCCTAAACCTCCCCATCTACGTACAGCTTCGTATACTAAGTCTCCTTCATCTTTACGTTTACCAGTTTCATAGTCTCTTAAATTTGCCCCTGAAGAACGTATTGTATTACCTACATGAGCTACAGCAGTCATTAATAAAACTGTTGGTAAAACTTTAGGCATAGCTTGCATAGGACTATCTTTCATTTCTGTTGCAAACTTCTTAAGAATTGTATTTGTAAATACTGTTGGATATCCTGCAAACTGTGTTAAAAGTTGTCCTGATGGGGTTGAAAACCATAAAGGTCTATTAGCTTCTGCAGTGCTTGGGTTTAATATAATTTCTTTTGTAAATCTATTAGCTCCTCCAATGTATTGTGTTTTGTAAAATAAATCATTACCAAAACCTTGTGCTCCTTCTGCGAGTAAGTTACCATTATCATCTAAGCCTTTCGATAGATTAACATTAAATTCTCCATTTTTTAATGAACTATTATACCATGCAATCGAATCTTCTACGTTTAAACCTAAATCCTCTAACTGATCACTTAAATATTGACGATTACTTTTTGTTAGCTTACGACCTAGTAAGGTTTTACCTGTAGCTAGTTGCTCAGCATTTTGTCTTAACAATCTTTTACCTGTTGTAAATGATGCTAATTGAACAGCTTTAGTCCATTGTGTTAATAAATTAACTTTGAAAAAACCGGCTTGTATCGTTCTAGCTAAATTATTTTGTATACCTTCTCCTGCTAAACCTTCAAGTCTTTCTTGTACAGCTTGTTCCAGTGCAAGTCCAGTTTGATAAAGTTCTCCCCATGCTTCATCATCAATATCTTTGATACCTTTTGTTCTCCCACCAAAAGCTCTTGTTACTGCTTTAGCTGATCTATCTACAATACTTGCTCCTTCTTTAGCTAAAGCAACTGCAATGTCTTTAATAACAACAGGAGAATCAACTGCGTTCGCACGAGACAATAAAATGAATGGCTCAGTAACACTCGATAGAGTTGCAAAAGGTAAGTGAGCTGCTTGTTGTACTACTTTCATCCAATCAAAAAATCCTTGTACATAGGGTTTTCTTAAAGGAGAACTTGCATGTGTTTCAATTCCTGTTACTCGTTCGTGCATACCTCCGAGTTCGTTAATAACTTTTTGAACTTCTGATGTACTTAGTCCACTGTCAGATAGCTCTTTAGCAATAGGTGTTAGTCTGTTCTTTTGAAAGTCAGCAACGGTTTTACCAAAAAATCTGCTTCTCTCAATAGCTCTAGCAGCATCCATAAAATAATCTTGTAAGATTGTTTGTGTATCATTTTCTAAAAATTGACTAATCTGTTGATCATCAATATTCGTAAATCTTCTAGGTTGAACAACTCCTCCAAAATCTTTTTTCTGAGCTAATGCAAAATTAATTGGATTATCTTCTGGACCAATCATACCATCCACAATTGCTTTAGCTTTTAATCTTTTAGCTCGTCTAATTTGAGCAGGGGTAGCATCTTCAAGTAAAGAAAAGTTATTACCATCTCGTTTTTTAACACCTGCTTCAGATAAAAAATCTACACCAAAAGTTTCAAAATCTGTACCTCGTGCATCAGCTTTAATACCTTTAACTGTATCTGAATCTCCTACTTTAATTTCAATTTCTTTTGCTGTATTTAAAGGATTGGCATGTCCTGACTTTACAAGCATCTGTTCAAATGGTTTTCTATTTCTTTCGAGTTTACTTTTATTAAATATTCTAGGAAAATATCCTTTACGAAACATAGTTCCTGTTTTGAGTAAACCTTCGGCTGCTAAATCATCATAGGTTTCGTCTAGTATATTTCGTAAGTTTTTATATGATGCAGCAATATCTGGAGTTATATTAACTCCTAAATAATTTTTACCAACAAAAAAATCAATATCATTAGCTGTTAGTTTTCTATCTCTTAATAAAAAATTAATTGATTCTTGTTGATCAGGAGCTAATTTTGCTTTAAATCCTGTAAAGTCTAAAGTGTTGAGTCCTTTAGCAAGTGCATATAAATATCTACCTTGTCTTTTTCCAACAGCCATGCCATATGAATCACGCTTAACTCCTCTTCTTTTTTTACCAAATATTTTATCATCATAATCGTATCTAAAATCTTTTAATAATTCTTGAAGCAAAGGAGATCGTTTGGATACTTCTAAAAATTCACTTGTTGATTTACCAATTGTCTTTGCCAACCACCAGTTTAAAGATTTTGATCCTTTATACTCTAAAGAATCATTTATAAACTCTTCAGTTAAATTAGGATTTTTAGGACCTACAAATTCTGGATGTTGCTCGGTAGTAGCAATATCACGTTCATAGTTTTTTTCAATTTGTTGACGTGATCTAGCTTTATATGTTTTATCAATTACATCTTCATTACTAAACTGAAATTCTAATTGTTGATGTCTTTCAGGCATTTCAGGTCCAACCAACTCATCAGGAGCATCAGCTTCACCAGATTTTCTACCTCTTAAATATCGTGCTCCTCCTCCAAATGTTCCTGCAAATACACCTCCTAGTGCTGTAGATGCTGCAAGGTCTGTTATATCCATTTCATCTCTTGCACCTAAATCAATATCTACATCTTGTAAAAAATAATTATGTAATCCACCCCAAGCCATTCCTTCGCTTGCTCCGTATAAAGTGCTTTTTCCAAGATTGGAAGATATAAATTTTTTAATACCTGATTGAGCTGCTGTACTTAATGCAGCTTTACCTGCTATCGAAGCACCTCCAGTTGGAATAGCAAATAATGCTGTTAAATAGTTAACAGGGTCTCCAAGAATATCAATAGTAATATCTTTTAAAGCTCCAAAGCGTTCTCTAAATCCACTAAGGTCTGTGTTGTCAAATGCAGTTTTTAAATATAAATAGTCTTCTTTTTGTTCATCTGTCCAATTACCTACATCAAATGATCTACCAATAGCAGATGATAAACTATAATCTGAGTCTCTAAGGTATTCAAAGATATTTTCATTACTACCAATACCTTCTAAAAAACGAGAAGCTCTTTTTGAAAACTCTTCACTTTGAGATAACTCTGTTAGACTTGTTTTACCTAAAGGTACTTCTCTAGCTATCGGTTGTTTTGGAAGTTGAATAGTACTATATTCAATTGGTTGGTCTGGACGAACTTCTTGTTCCGGCTCGTCTAACGTAGGAGTTGTAGGTTTATCTTTATTCAGATAATCTAAATATTTTTCAAGTTCTGTTGACATTTTAAAGTTTTAAATTTCTGATCGACCTCTTAAAAAAGCACGTGTTGCGACTTCTTGAGTGCGTTCTTCTTCTTCACGTTTACGTCTTTCTTCATTTTTTAATTGTGCCAATCTTTCGAGGTAGTCTCCAAGATTTAAATTTAACGGGTTCGGAACATCATTAAAGAATTTAGTTATTTCTATATCTAGTTTATTAGGATTATTAGAATTTTCAATAAGAATTTTATTTACCATTGAATCATATATTTCTATTTTAACTCTATCAGTAGCGTTAGCATAACCTTCACCGTATGTATAATTACCACCCTCTTTTTTAGGCGGCATAATACCTTCCCCAACTAATTGAACTATAGCACTACCGGAGCGATCATAAATAATTTCGGGAGTTCCTGTTGAAGTATAAGTATACCCCTCACGAAATGTTTTATTTTTTACTCCTTCTGAAATAACTAACATAGCAGCAGTGTGACTTCTAAATTCTTCGTTTTCTCTAATTTTTTTAGTAAAGTTATCTAAACTCATTGTTTTATCTGTTTGAGCGTACACACCTTTAATAAAATTTTTGTCTGCCTGTAAACGTAAACCTATCGCAGCTACATCTGTAATAAATAAATTTTTCTGACTTTCATCAGATGTTAAATCTTGAATGACATCTTCAAATGTATTTTTATTTACAAAATTAAATTGTTTTCCTTCAATTGGTTTATTACCAACTTCTAATTGATTTTGTAGACTTGGTAAATAAATGCTTAAAATATTTTCTCTGTAATTTCGTTTACTTTCAAGACCGGCTAATTCTTTCCAAACTACTTCAGGCTGTGAACTTATCAATTGAGAACGATCTATAATTTGATTTAATGATCCTTTAAGATTCATACTATCTAAAATACTTGACATATCAGGACCGAGCAGCGTATTTGAATCTATTTTACCAAAAGGATTAAAATCATAATCTGGTGATAGTCCTAATTCTACTGCACGAGCATTTGTTTTTTCTTTGTCTCGTAAACCAATTCTAGTTAAAACTTCTTTAACACCTCCCATAAGATTACCTTTTTTACGATACTCATCTAAAATTAATTCATAGTTTCTACGTTCAGCTTGATTTAATTTTTCTTCAGTTATACCTATACCTTGTTTAAAAAGTTCTACTCTATCAATGTCGCCTGTTCCTAATAATCTACGTAACTCACCTTCAAAAGTTTTATATTTATCACCTTCAATATACTCACGAGCATACTCTTGTGCTACAGATGCTAACGTATTGTCATAGCCTGTAGTATTACTAAAATCTATCCAATCTTGCGGTTTTGCATAACCTCTTTTCATTCGATCATCAGCATAAGGTTTAAGAGCATTTTTAAATGATTCAAATTGTGGGCTTGCTACAAACTGTGCAACTTTTTCATCTGTAGTTTTAGCATCGCCAAAATCCGTTGGTAAATATTGTACAATTTGAGATATTTCTTCAATTTGTTTAGCTTGATATTTATTATTCTCTAATTCAAAAGCTAAAGCATTATCTAATTCTTTTTCTCTTTTTTTATAAGCACCTTTAAATACAGCTTGCCCTGCAACAAGAAGACCTAAAGCTTGTTCAATTCTTTGTTGTTTACGTGAATCTTTACGAGCAGAGCGTTCACGTTCTTCTTTTCGTTGTAACAAAGATGAGCCTAATTCAGACATAGACATATCTTTGTAGCTATCCATTATCTCACTCATTTCTGCCATAATTATACCTCTTTCTTAGCTAGTAAGCTTTTATTGTCTTCTCGTTTTTGAAGTAAGCTTGCTTTTAATTTACTTGTATCTAGTGTCTCTATTTGTTTTTGTATGTCGGGTCCAACAGATGTAGGACTAATCTTTGCTAACTTAGCATCTTGAAATCTACCACGATCTCCTATTGAATTTTTATTTACGTTTTCAACTTCTCTGAGTACTTCTTCTTGTTCATCTTCATCAACATCATCAGGCTCTAAGTTTTCATCACGAGTTAGTACAGGATTAATTCCTGCTTTCTCTGCAATAGCTAACAGCATGTAAGCAGTAGGCTCTAGTTGCATAAGCATCATATCAGGGTTCATCTTACCTTTTTGAAACCCTGTCATTAATAGCATCTGTGCAATATCCATTACAGGAGTTCCTTCAGACATCAAGCCTGTAACGGTTTCTAAGTTTTCTGGCTTTAGTAAATCAAAAAAGATTTTTTCTGTTAACTGTTTAGCTCCTGTAAACTCAGGTGGTTGCTCCCAAGGATAAGGTTGATCTGGACTATTCGTTAACGACTGTCCGGGAAGTGGACCATCAAGAGCATGATCGACTGCTCGTGGGTCTATTTTATCTGATCTAATCATAGTTACCTCTTATGAGAGTTGAAGTTGAGGATAAGTGTTTATTGAACTGTAAATGTCTTGAGGTCTAGTGTTTGGAGCTAATGGAGTTCCTTGTAGTATATCATTGTAAATTGCAAAAGCAGGGTTCATAGAATTACCTGCTCCATCTAAATCAATAAACATCATATCAGCAACACCCATTCCTCTTCTACGTGCACTTTGTATTTGTAAAGATTCTAAAGCAATATCGGCTGCTTGTTGTTTTTGATAGGATTGATTAAATTGTTCAGCTTCTTCTTGAGCTGTCAATACATCACTTGCTGATGATACTGCTTGAATTTTTTTGTAGCTGCTTTTAACTCCGGCTAGTCCTTCTTTGGCAGCTTCGGCAGCTTCTTCGGCTGTAGTTTCCGTTATTACTTTATAGGGGTCTCCAACTTTAACTTCTTTACCGTGTACTTGTTTTGTTTCATAATATTCAAAACCTTTGTCTGTTTTAACTTTAGTAAAATTACCATCTTTATAAGTTTTAGAAGTTTCAAATTTTTCTACATCTCTCATAAACTTATTACGATCTTGAAGTTTAGTTAATTCTTCTGGACTTAGATTTGCAATAGCTTCGTCTGTAAGTTCAGTTCCTAAATCATCTTTTAACCCAACCTTTGATCTTTCAACAAATCCTCCAGTTACATCACTTACATAATCTCTAAAAGCACTACCTGCACCTCTAGCTCCTTCTTTCATAAACGGTTTACTAACAGCATTCATTCCATACTCGATAGCATCTGTAACTTTACCAAATACAGTTTTAACTCCACCTTTAATAAAATTAGTCGCACTAGAAATACCATTCAGAACCGGATTGACTATAGATGCTAACGGTCCTGTCGTGAGCCACGTACCAACTCCCGGAAGTATAAACGATAGAGCGAGCGAGCCTAAAGGACCAAGCTTACCAAAAGCTTTACCAATCTTACCAAGTCCTTTCTTTAAAGCACGTCCTACTTTACGAAATCCTTTTGCAATCTTTTTACCTATCTTTCTTAATTTTCCCATATTAATCTAACCATCCTTCAACTAACTTTGTTATAGCTGCTAAGTTTGTACCCCAAGCACTTTCTTTAGATGTAGCTCCTTCATTACCTAGAGCAGCTATCATCAAAGAAGCTTTTCGTGATTCTTCATTATCCCATCTTTTAAATATATAATCTGCTTCATCTCTTAACTCTTGCCATAAAAAGTTTTGTGCAGCAGATGTCAAACCAAAAGCATTCTGAGCGTTCTGTTGATTGACTGCATTAATAGCTGCTGTATCTGCAGTATTAGCTTGTCTTCTCCACTGTACATTTGACTGAGCAATAGCTGTAGCATTTTGTACATTAAACTGTTCTCTTGCAAAAGCTTGTGCTGAATTAAACTTATCAATCTCTGTAGCCATTTGAGCATCTAATTTAGCTGCTTCAAACTCATTAGCTACTCTTCTAGCTTCTGCTGCATTTTCTTGCTGTACATTAAACTGAGCCATAGCATTTGTTTGTGTAGCATTAAACTGATCAGTCTGGGCTTTTAAACTTGCCATAAATTGATTAGTCTGTTGTTCGCTTGTAGCATTAAACTGTAGTGCTGCATTAGCTGCTGATTGATTACTTAAAAGTCTTTGCTGTAACTGTTGAGCTTTGAGTACGTTAGCTTGTTGTCGATTGTTTAAGTTAGCCATATCCATAGCTAAGAAAGCTTGAGCATGTTGAATACCTAACTTTGTATTCTGATCAGCTTCTGCTAAGTTTGCTTGAGATAATAATACTGCATCTTGAACAACTGCTTGCTGTTCCATATTTGCATTAGTTAAACTTACTGTTTGTAAAAACTTAGCGTTGTTAACTGCTCGTTGTTGATCTGCTGAGAACTGTGCCATGTCCATTTGAAACACGTTCTGTGCGTTAAATAGAGCAGTCTGCTGAGCCATTTCTGCATCTTTTAATGCTGCGGTAGCTTCAATACTTTTTTGTTGTGTAACGCTCTGTTGTATAGCTTGTGCATTAGCTTGAGCTATTGGTAATGCTGATGTAATTATAGCATTTAGTAAACTATCTCTTCCTACTGTAGAAGCACTCATTCCTCGTTGTGCTAACATCTGCTCAACAGCAGCAACAGCAGGTGAAGCCCAAGGTGGTATGTTTCCATTCTCTACACCTTCAAGTAAACTATCAATCTGATTAGATACTAAAGCTTCTTCAGGTAATCCTTCAACTATACCTCTTTGTTCTTCTGTAAAATCTGTTAATCTAACTTCAAGAGCTTCAGGGTCATTACCTAGTTCTTGAATATCCTCTTCACTTAATCCTGCATTTCTTAATTGTTTTTTGGCTCTGGTAACTTTGGCTAGTGATGTTCCTGCAACTTTAGCAGCATTTGCTTTAGCTTCAGGACTAATTGTTCCTATAACTCTTTCTTGTAAAGCTCCGGAAACAACTTCAACTTCAGCAGCTTCGATAGGAGCGACTCTATCAACTCCGGCAGCTTTAGATAAAACATCTGAGACTTCTGGAGACACGTTACCTGTTGCAGCTTCTACTACAACTTCTTCTGGTACTTTTGCTACATCTTCAGCAGCAATAGTAGCTGCTTCAAAAGGTTTAGGTTCAGCAGCTTTAGCAACTTCATCAATTGTAGTAACTTGTTCAGGAGATACAGCACCTACAGTAGCTGCTTGAGCTTCCTTAGTAGTTTTCATTTGTAACTCAGCAGCTTTCTCTGGAGTTATTAGTGTACCTTCTCTACTAATTTTTTCAGGATCAGGGATACTAGGAATACCTTCAGGCAACACTCCTTGTGCCATCTGCTCTGCTTGTCTTCCAGTTTCTAAAACTCTTTGTTGTCTTTTTTCTTGAAATATTTCTTCGGGTGTAGGCTCAGTAGTATCACCACCGTTACCATTATTATTATCTTCACTCATTGATTTATCCCATTCTAAATATTCTTGTACTTTATCTATAGCATCTACTTCGTTTAAATATACTTGATTTTGAAATTGTTTAGGTACTCTACTCCATCCTTCATTTGTTTTACCGATTGTACCATCAGGCTGTATCCAGTAAAATGTGTTTGAATTAATATATTCTCCACCTGCGATTCTTTGACCTAAATCAGATTGAGCTGCTAGTGGGTTATCTGGTTGTGCTTTATAATAATCTGCAACTGCTTTTACATTTTTTGCTTGAGCTGATAGAGCTCCTCTAAGACCTTTCCCAACTTCCATAACAGGAGGTTCAACTTTAGTCGTTGGAGTTGTAACAGTAGCTGCAGGAGTTGCGGTTGGAGTTGGGGCAGGTGTAGGAGCAGGTGTAGGAGCAGGTTGTTGAACTTGTTCTTCTACAACTGGAGCTTGCTCAATAGGTTGTTGTGCTTGAGTTTGTGCAACAGGTTGAGGTGCAGGTTGTGGTTTTCGTTGAGTTGGCATAGGCATTTCACCACTAGGACCATCTTGACGTACTTGATCAACACGCTCATTAGGTCCACCACGCTGTAAAGCTACACGTCCACCTTGAGTGTAATTGTATCTTTTTTTACTGCTTCTTTTCCTATTCTTTTTGTTAGACTTTTTCGCCACAATTACTTCCTATATATATTTTACTTCACTTCAAAGAGTTTGTCAAGCTTTTCTTCAATTTTATCTAATGTATCAAACACTCTATTCATTCCATCTGATAGTTCTTGTTTAGTTACGTATTCTTTTGCCATCTCTTCTCTCGTTTTATTTAAAAGTATGTCAAGCCTTTTAAGCTCTGACGTGTTTGCACGGATGCTGTAGAGTATTGGGGCAACTACTAAGGTTAGTATTATATTCCAAATCCAGTGCCCGTCAAATTCCATTACTTCTTAAACTTAGATTTTATAAGTTCTAACCATTCAGGTTTTCTTGTTTTCACTACAAAGTATGCTAAGACTCCTAGCACTATGATTGATATTAATATATCCATGTTTTACTCCTTTATTAGTTTGCTGCTATGTAAGCTTTACCAGTTGTTATAGCACTTGTGTAAGATGATTTATCTTCACTAGAACCCGCAACATCTGGAGTATCATTTTCACCATCGTAAGCTAAGATAACTTCTAAGTGGTCTACGTTACGTTGTACCAACTCGTTTATCTCTTCTTGCGTAGAGTCTTCTGAAACATACGCAGAATCGCTGCCATTAGTATTAATGTCAGTAATAACTGTTACGCTATCTGTTGCTGCTGTTAAGCATTCTGCTACTGTTTGAGCCATATTATTCTCCGTTTAATTTACTTTCTAATTCTTCGACTTTTGCCGAAAGTTCTTGT